CGCTATAATTGAATACCACGATGGAGGATCAAATAAAATATTTCTTAACCAATACCCTGTAGCAACTTCCCCTACTATTCAAGTTTGGGATAGTTGGGATAGGTCTTATGCAAGCACAGATTTAATTGATTCGGACGATTACTTTATAGATTATGATAAAGGTATTATTACTTTTGATTATGAAGTTGGGGGATCTCCCGGAGCAGTAAAGGTTTCTTATACAGGAGGTCCTGTAACGGTGCCCACCCCTATAACTCAAGCTTGTATTGAATTAATCGCTAGGAAATTTAAGGAAGGCCCTAGCGGGGGGTTGGGAGTTCCTAGTAGAGCACTTCCGGGAGGAGGCAATGTAACTTTTGTTATAGATGCCCTACTTCCCCAGACCAAAGTAGTTTTAGACACTTATCGTAAGTAAAGGATTGAATTAATGCCGACTTCTTTTACACTAAAATTTGATCTTCCCCCCGGCACTAGTGCCATATCTAGGTTGCCCGCTTTAATCCAAGCTAATGTATTTCAAGCTTTAGTACAAGGAATGCGATTAGCAGAATCTATATCCCAAACTAAATATTTAACAGGACCCCGACCAGATAAATTAGGGGTGGTTACCGGATTACTTAGGTCTAGTGTAAAGGGTGGTGCTCAGTTAGGGGGAGGCTCCGGAATATTTGCTATAGGTGTTTTGAGAGCGGGGTATTTCGGAGGGGAAGTTAAATATGCAGCCATTCATGAATATGGAGGTAAAACTTCTCCTCATCCTATAGAAGCTAAAAATGTTCCTAGACTAGTTTTCTTTTGGAAGAAAAAAGGAATTTGGATGAGAATTCGAAAGGTAAACCATCCGGGATCTAATATCCCAGCTCGTCCTTACTTGTCTACGGCCATGGCAGATACTGCTATGCCTGGGGGTATTATAGATAGAATGATTCAAGCATCTATCGACAGAGCATACAAGGATAGCTGATGTCCAAAAGAAATGACATATTAGAAGGTTTGAAAGATTGTCTGAAAAATATATCTACGGAGAAGAATTTTAACACTTCCCCTAGAGATGTAGTAAGAAAATTTGTTTGGTTTGATCAAGTACATTCCTTTCCGTATCTAATGGTATTAGGTGGAAATGAACCTTTTGAAGATGAATTAGGAAATACAACTCTAAGCCGAATGGCTGTTAAAGTAGTGGGGTATGCTAAGAGTATGGAAGAGCCGGAAAAAGCTCAGTGCGATTTAATTGAGGATGTTCTTATTTGTTTAAATGACGAGGAATATAATCTTCAAAAGAGCTATATGAGAATTTCAGGAGTGGAAACTGATGAAGGAATGTTACATGCATTGGGAGATGGGGTTTCCATGTTTGTCGGAAATTTAGAAATGGTGTTTACTTTCGATAGGAACTCCCCCTGATGTGGCCTGAAGGAACTAAATTGGGTTGGGCGATGCCTTGCTCAATGAGTCAAATTAGCTATATGACTCATATTAGCACTTTAGCTATGAACCGTCCTGATTTTATTCTTTTGGAATCATCTAGGGGGGGTGATATAGCGGAGAAAAGGGAAAATCAGGTAGCAGAAGGGATGAAATTAGGTTGTACCCATTTTATTCTTCTTGATGCGGACATGGTCTACCCTCCGAATACAATAGTAGACCTTTTTAAAATGCTTCAAGATGGGGCAGATTTGGCGGGGGGTCTTTGTTATAGAGGTTACGAGCCTTACGATCCTTTAATTTGGGGAGTACGTAATGAAAATCTACTTAAACCCTTTGAAGATTATAAATTCGGAGATATAGTAGACGCAGGAGCAACGGGAGCCGCTTGTTTGTTGATCAAGCGAGAGGTCTTTGAAAAATTGGAGCGTCCTTGGTTTCGTATCCAAACCGAGGAGAAAACAGTAGATGGAAAGATCATAGTAATCAGAAGGGGGGAGGACACCTATTTTACTAGGAATGCGGTCGAAGCCGGGTTCAAGCTTCGAATTAATACCGCTTATGATATCGGGCATCTTAGAGAGTTTGCGGTTGATAGGCATTTTTGGGTTACTTTCGGAATACTCAATCGTATGGGAAATTGGAGTAACGCAATGAGGCTTTTCCAAAAACTTGGAGATAAAGAGTGGGCCGCTAGGGAATTTGGCGCAGTAAATAATCTAAAGGAGGAGGAATAAATGGCTATCCTTTTAGGACGTTATGCTTCGATCAAGAAAGGTTCTACCTTAGTTCAGAATTTGGGTAAATGGACCCTGAATATTAAAATGGACGAGATTGACACGTCTGTTTTTGGGTCTGTTTGGGGGAGCAAAGTTCCAGGAATGCAGTCGTGGACTGGGACTTTGGAAGGCTTTTATGATCCCGCAGATACGACTGGACAGAAGGTTTTGCAGGATGCGGCTTTAGCAGCTACTAAGCTAACAGACATTCGGTTCTACATCGACTCCACTAGTTATTGGACCCCAGACGTTACGGGGGAGTCGGCTGCGGGGGCGTACATTTCTGGTCTGGATGTGGCCCACGACAAGGCCGGGGTTGCTTCGGTCACGATGAACGTGATTGGCTACGGCAAGATCGCATTAGTGTAATTTAACGGAGGACAAAAACGGGAGGGCGGATCATGGCTTTGAAATTGAAAAGATTTCAAGAAGGAAGATGGTTTGATTATCCCGGAGCGGAAGGGGTGCGATTTTTAATTCGTCCTCTTCCGCTTTCCGTGGGGTTGAGCATTCGTTCTAAGATTCGGGAACGCGTGCCTACAGAAGTGGATATGACTCAGGGGAAAACCAAAGGGAAGATCACCACCCTTTTGGAAGATGTAGATTCGGCCAAGTTCACTTGGGAGATCTTCGACTATATTCTTCAGGATTTCGAGGGAATTATTTTGGAAGATGTTTCCGATGCCTCTCAAGATGAAAAGAAGAAGGCTATCTTTGACGACACGGGACTTCGGGAATTTATTTCTGAGAAATCTGAAATTGTCCGTAGTGATAGTGAAAGAAAATTGGACGTAGAAACAAAAAACTAGTACTGCTAGCTGAGTGGATTAAAGATAAGCGGGAGACTAAATTCTGGTGTGAGACTTGTCGGGAGCACTACGAATTTAGGAGTGAGCTAGCAGGAAAAGAAATTTCTCCCCCTTGCGGAACGTGTTTTCCGGGGGTGCTTCCGGAAAACTCCGAAGCATGGGAGGTATTTCAGTTAGCTAGTTCTGATCCTTGGGGGATAAGTCCAACGGGGGTGATTCAAGTTTGTAAGGTTTTAGAAGTGGAGGATATTCAAGAATGCTTGTTCAAGGTCACGAAAATGTCTCAGGCTTTAGAGGCCGTATCCTCCAAAACCCCCTCCAAGGGAGAACCGACTGGTGCCGGATAAAGACCTCACTTACAGACTAGTAATTAAAGATGATGGAACTCCCGTACTTCGGAAAGTAGCGGCGGAAGCAGAAAGTGCAGGAGCCGCTGTAACCGCTGCTCAAGCCAAAGAAGTAGCTGCCCAACTCCGAGATAAAGCCCGTCTAGTAGATGAGCAAATTGCTAATTCTAGGAAGATAGTTGCGTCTGCTCAAGAGGCTGTTACTGCCCAATCTCAATCCGTAAAGGAAGCTGAAAAACTTGCCCGAGAGGCAAGCAGAACGTCTATAGCTGATACCAAGGAAGCGGAGAAATTAAAGATTGTCGCAGAGAAAGCTGTAGGGGATGCCGCTAAACAAACTGCAGTAGTTCAAGCTCAAGCAGCTAGCGATATAGCAAAAAATTCTAAAGATATAGCGGCAGCTTCTGCTACTAGAGTGGAGTTAGAGAAAAAGTTACGGGATTCTTCTCAAGTAGAATTAAAAAGTGCCAAAGATACTCGTAGTGCATTACAAGAAAAATATAATGATTTAAAAAGGGAAGAGAGTAAAGCCAAGGATGTTTCGTCTACTATAATTGCCAGCGCCAAAGCGGAGGAGAAGGCAAAAAAGGAAGCTACGGAAGCCTCTAAAAAAGCCGCAGGAGCTACTAAAAAACATACCGAAGAAGTATCCAATTTAGAAAGAATGATGGAACGTATCCAAAGAACCGTTGCGGCTTTCGTAGCTGTTTGGGCATTCCAAAAGATAACCCAAGGAATTTCCGCGATAGTAAAAGGGGGATTAGATTTTAATGCCGTAATGGAAGAATCAAAGTTGGGAATGGCAGCTATCTTTATGGCCCAAGGGAATTTTGTAGACTCTAGTGGTAAAGCTCTTCAGGGAACTGATGCTCTAAATGCCGCAATGATTCTATCTTCTGATATTTCAAAAGAACTTCAGCTAGATAACTTGAGAACCTCTGCTACTTATCAACAATTGGTTAAGGCATACCAACAGACTATTGCTCCGGGGTTGGCTGTAGGGTTTGATCCCGAGCAAATTAGAAAGTATACAGTTGGTATGGTTCAAGCTGCTAGTGCTATGGGTTTAAATTTGGATATGTTGGCGGAAGAAACTA